GCAACATAACCTGCAACGGCTTGTTGAATAATATCTAAATTTGTATTTGTCTTAGTACCCCAGGTCCCAGCGTTTTCGCCAGTGGCCATTAATTCTATACCAAGCTCATTATATGTTGATGCCATAAATCTCCTATGCTGCTACATCGTTATAACTCGTATTTGATCCAGTTGCAACATTCGAATATGAAGTATTCGAACCCGTTGAAACGCCACTATATGATGTATTTGAACCTGTGTCAACATCTTGATAGTGTATAATAAATGGATTTGTAAGGCTAACTGTAGCAGATAAACCTGTTAGTCCAATTACCTGATCATCTATACTTACTGAACCTATATTAGTTGTAGCTGATAATCCTGTTAATCCAATAACATCATCAACCTGAACAGAACCAATACTAGATGTAGCTAATAAACCTGTTAATGGAACATCAGCATTTGCTGTAACTGTTTCAGAACCTAAACTAACTGTAGCAGATAAACCTATTAAAGATACATCTTCATTTGGAGCTATTGCAGTACCTTGAGATACTGTAGCTTCGATTCCAGTAACCGCAACAACTACTCCTGATTCAATTACAGGTGTTCCTAAAGAAACAGTAGCTGAAATACCAGAAATTAATACTGTTTCATTTGGTAATACAACTGTTCCTAAAGAAGTTGTAGCTTCTAAACCTGTAGGAGCAACATCTGCATTTCCTAATGTTGTTATTGTTCCTAATGCTGAAGTAGATTCTAAACCTGTTAATTCAAAATTAGAATCTGCTGTTGTTGTAGTTGTACCTAAAGATGAAGTTGCTTCAATTCCTGTAATTGCAATATCTGCAGTTCCAGATAATGTGACAGTACCAATACTAAATGTAGATTCAATTCCTGTAGGCAATACATCTGCGTTTGCAAATGTTAAAATAGTTCCTAATGCTGTAGATGATTCGATACCAGAAACATTGACAACGATATTATTTGTACCGCCCCAAACTTCTGAGCCCCAAGTAAATCTTCCCCAACCTGTGTCGTAAGTATCTGAGTCTCCCCAATCAGCTTGACCCCAATTAACGTGGCCCCAGCCTTGTAAAATATTTTGATCAACCGATCCGCCAACATTCCAAGTGCCTTCACCCCAATTAATTCTTGAAGCGTTCCAAACAGTTGGATTAACGATGGCCTGTAGACCCGTTACGTTTACTGTAACGTCAGCCATGTCTTACCTCCTATGCTATTCTGATAATTGCGTTAGATGCGTCTGCTGTTGGGAATTGAATTGTGAAAGTTCCGTTAGTTGCAGTTTTATCGCCACCAAATGCGATTGCACAAACAGCTTTGTCTGATTTTGAAGAATTGTAAATCAATGCACCGTTTGCAGTGAAAGTTGCAGATGACCATGAAGTGTCAGCAAAATCGCAAAATGCAGTTGTTCCAGAAGTTGTTGGTGTTACACTTGTTAAAGTATTTCCACCAGCTGAATAAGCTGAACCTGCATCATTTGTAATTTCATTTGTTACTGAATAAGCAGTTGTAGATGCACCTAAAGTTGCTGAACTTGTGTAAAGTGCAATTTTAAAAGTATCACCTGTAGACGCAGTAAAGTTGTGCGTACCAACTAAAATTTCTTGTTTGAAACTTGTACATATTGCCGAACTAATTGCCATAAATAACTCCTATTAAGGTGATGGAGACGGAATAGGAATTCTAACCGTACCATCAGTGTAGTCGTCTCTTTTACGTCTACCTAATTGTTCAGAAGCGAACTTCTGTACTTCTTCTTTATACTTATTTTCATAAAGTGTCAACATATCCATTGGACCTTTTAAATATCCATAAGCTTCTACTAAACAAGCATAAAGTAAGCCATTTCCAAAGTATTGACTTATGTAAGTTGTAGTATTTCCACTAGATAAACCATCAGGAATTGCTTCATAATGTATCTTAAAAACATAAGTATTATCAGGTACAGGAGCTAAATATAATCTTCCTGAAGTAGTATCAGTTACACCTGTTGCTCCTCCAAACATAGCATAATATTTTGGCATACCTGTAGAAGTTTCTGCAGGAATATATTCTTGTAAATAACTTTCGTCCTTCTTTTCTAACCATTGATTTGATCCTGTTGATAAAGAAGTCGAATCATAAACTTGTATACCTTTAACAAATAAAGTTTTAGCTGGTACGTTAATTGTACTTTGACCTGTAACTAAATTACCAACAGATTGTTTTTTATAAGCATCAATAGGTACATCTCTTAAAATTCTAAGTTCAGAGTTTTCAATAAATTGATCTGTAATTGTAGAAGTTAAAACATTACTATCTACTTCTGTGTAGTTTTGAATTGCTGTTGTTAATGTTGCGTATGTAAATCCTGCCATTAGCTACTAATAGTGATTGGTCCAACTGAACAACCACTTCCTCCTCCTGCTACATTTCCTAGTGTAGCTGTATCTGTGTTTACAGTAAAGTAAAAATAATTTTCTATTGCATAATCAGAACTAACTCTACCGCCGTCTTTATACAATCCTGTAGTAATAGCATACCCTGAAGAATATGCAATGTTTGAACCTGTTATACCATCAAAACTTTGAGGATCATTATAAGCTGCTGTTGCAGTTGTTGCTCCTCTAAATCTATATGTACTACCATTTGTTAAACCGTGACCAGGGGCAAAAATATTTATAATACTTGATCCAGCTTGATATGTTGTAAATGGATTATCTGGTAATAAAACAGTAACAGGTGGTTCTGTTCTATCTGGTCTTGCTTGTTGTAATCCTTGTGGATCAGCACCGTGTGGTTTTGGTTCTAATTGTGGTTGCTTTGGTTCATATTCAGAAAAATGAACTTTTAAACCATTCCATTCTGTAACCATTTCTTTATATGGAAATGCTTGACCAGAACGGTCTGATATAAATTGTGCATATTTTCCTCTTGCAAATTTAGACATTTGGATAGTAAGCCTTTGGTGTTATGATTGAACTTGATGGTGATCCATCTTCAGCTAAAGCTCTAGCTAATTCATCTTCATAAAATAATTTTAATTGTTGTGTTAATTCAGGCTTAAACTTTTGTGATAAATAAAATGCTAATCCAGATGCCATACAAGGAACAAATCTAAAAGGTAAATCTGTTGCATTTGTGTAATTTCCAACATCTTGAATTCTTTTAATGTAGTAAAAATTTACAAAGTTGCCTGCTTCAGTGGACCCTGGTGTTTGATACAAAGTCATCGTAATTTTGTCCACGAACCTTTGAACAAAATATTGTGAAGGTACACCTTCTGAAGTTTTATTTGGAATAGCTTGATAAGTTGATCTATCAATTTTTGTAAGTGAAGTATCTACCGAAGAAGCATTTCTATAAACAGCTTCTAAAATATCTGATACACCATAAATTGCAGTTGCATCAGAAGTACCATCAGAAGTTGATCTGTAAGTTGTATAAGTTGCTTGACCATCCACTAATGTAAAAGATGAGTTTCCTACTTCCCAATAATGAAGACCTCTGTTTCCCCATTCTTGAAACATAATATTTAAACTACGTCTGGCAATTCTCATTTGATTACCAGCAGTAGGTTGCATACCAATTCTTTCGTATGCTTCTTCTATGATTTCATCAATAGAAAAATTTTTATCGAAAGTATATGTTCCAGAAGTAGTATTAGCCATTTAAGCCTCCTACGCTGTTAAACTTGGTCCAGAATACTTATCTGTCAATAATGTATAAGCAGCAACATTAGTTTTAGTTTTACAATAAATTCCTTTTGGAAATAAAATTCCATCTTCAGGAAATGAAAAATTAATTACATCTCCACTTGGAACATCCCCAATAAATAAAGTTGTACCTGAATTAGAAGTTGTAGTTAATTCTAAAACTCCTGCTCCTACTGCATCAGAAGCAATTATAATACCTCTTAATCTAACTGGTGCAGCAATAATTGCTGTTGCACCTGCAGCTGCTGTTGATCTTGTTGCTTGTATATCGCCTTTACTTGCCATGTTATTCTCCTAAATTTTAGGAGCTCCCGAAGGAGCTCCATAATTAATTATTAGTTAGCGTCTGAAGAACTTGCTACGCCGATGAATTTCATCACGACTGTAGCGCCAGTTGCTCCTGGATCACCACTTAATACAACTTCAACTTCATCAGGAGTTGCAGTAGAAGCAGTAGTTGCTCCGCCTGACATTCCTAATACACCGTTGCAAGGAAAGAATCCTTTGAAACCAGTTGAGTTAACAGCTGCTGTGATTCCATCTACGAAACCATCTGTGTCTGCATCTGTTCCAATATCAACCAAGTTAACAGCGTTTGTTGCTGCAGTAGTTACAGCAATAGTCACTCCCATTGGAATGAAGTTTGCTGGAATACCGATTGCTGATTCTTTTCCTGTTGTCTGACCATTAGCAACAGTTACTGTTGCTGTGTATTCAGAAAAAGTCATTGTATTTGTTACAGCACCAGTTGTAGAATTTTTAACGATTGTTTGAAAACCGTTTTCCGATCTTACTGGTCCTGAAAATGTAGTATTTGCCATATTTATATCCTCCTAGTTTACGAACATGATCTCTAGGCCGTCGACTATACTCGTTCATGTTCTTATTAATTGTATAGTAATGATTTTATATATTAGATTTTAGTGAAGTGCAAGAGAGTTTGTAGTGGAGTTGACGTTTTCCAGCGATTTAGTAGCGTTTAATTAAGTAGCTACTGATACTTGTGGTGCAGCATCTTCAATTTTATTCATCAAACTAGCTTGTTTTGCTTCTGCTAATTTAATGTGGTTGATAACTTCTCTAATTTTGTTATCA